TAATCTTTTTAATCTGTTATTTGTTTAATAATGTTTATGATTTCATCTAATAAATACTCATCAGTTTTTAGACGCGAAAAGTTCATTAAGAAATTACCTTCTACACTGAACCCTTTTACCCTACCTGTCTTGATATAGTTATTCCAGATGTTATCTCCTTCTGGTGTATCTAATACCTTAAATCCACCCATCCAAGTCCCATCAGGTATATCACCCCTGCTGAAACCTAATTGATATGCTTTGTCTGATTCACCAGATACTAACCAACTTTCCACCATCACAACCGAATCTATCTTTTCTTCAGTGTGTTCATAGTTTGTTTGGTCTAATCTTTTTTCAATCATATAAAGGTTTTGTATTTTTTCTATAACAGATGGGGTGAACTTAACAAAGTATTTCTCATTTGTATCTTCATCCAATCTTGGTATAAGAATATTTGGTATCATCAATGGTGAGTATACCATCCTTTTTTCATCATCAACAGAGAAATCCTGTTTGGACATATTCTGTTGAGATATGATATAAGCCACCTCACTCTTTCTTTTTGTTTCTTCTGAATAATAACCTTGTAAGGGTCTTGATTTCATTGGGGTGCCAGGTTCACCAGGTTCAGGTCCTAAATCCTGAACATTTCTACCTATTGCTATGGCTCTATACCATGCGTGAACACAATTTGGACCCCCCAAAAATCTCCATTTAGAATATGGTTGTTGTTTGTGTCCAAACTCTCTATTCAATGGGTATAACAAGTCAATCTCAAATCTACGGAAATATCTATCTTCAATAGATGTACAGAAATCCCTATCAGGTGAACCACTCAATACTCTTTTGTACTGGTAATATGGTGTTGCTGTTTTATGATTTCTTCTTTTAACTTGTTCCAAAGTTGCTCCCCTTAATTCTCCAACAACTGCTTCAAATTGTTCGTAGTCAGTGTCCTTCAAGAACTTTAACAATTTAACAACCTCTTTTTCTTCTTCACTATAATCTTCAACACTAAAGTTAAAGTCCTCTTTTGGATGAACCTCACAACCCATATAAACAACATTTCCATCTTCATCAGTATGACTATGGTGTCCTGAACATCCGTGTTTTTCTTGTCCATAAAGTTCTGCTTCTTCAGGTGATGTAAACACTGGTTCTCCATCAATAAATCCTATCATTGTAAAACCTTGTCTTCTGTTGAATACTGCGTTTTCAGGTGTGTAAGTTGTTACTTGTAATGGTTCAATTATGGCAACATACTCATCTAAACAAGGACAATTAAAATCAACCCCTATTCTACCAAGTTGGTTTATAACATCATTGTTATTATCATAATGTTTTGTAATCTGTAAATCTTTAATCTTTTGTATTTTGGCTTTGTTTGAACCAGTCGCGTAAACTCTACTATGTGGTATTCCAAGTTCATCCGCAATTGGATACATACCTTCTTTATTCCCCCTTGCTGATATGATATAAACCTCACTACCTGATTGTAATTCATGTAATGCAAGTCCCCTACCTCTTGGAGTATTCAATGTATCATCATAATCAAAACTGACTTTTTGTCCTATAGCGAAATCTTCATCTGCTGTTGAATTACAGATTGCGTATGCTTGGTCTGGTTCTTTACCTTCATTTTTAATAAGGTATTCAGTACATCTGTTAATGTAATCACCCCTGTCTTCACCAGGATTTCTTTTAACAAATAATACAGGTTCAACTAACATATCAGGATTACTACAATCAACACCACCATTTCTTGCTGGGTCTTTACACTTTGTCTTATCACCAGTTGGATAGTTTACATAAGGAGGTAATGATGGTTCATATTCCATATTCTCCTCAAGTGTTCCAATTTTAGATTCCAACCATTTTTCCACTCTACCTGTTTCATCTAATCCCCAAGAAAACCATGCGAGATATCCACATCCATCGTCAAATGACTTTGAAGATTGTAAATCTACCTTATGTCTATCTGCGTATGCCTTCATACGCTTCATTGTTTCTAATGAAATAGGTTCACCTTTGGCAAGTTGGTTTAATCTTGCTTTACCAACAGGGGTCATACAACTACCATATCCATTTTCATCAACCCACGCTTTTGCTTCTTTGGCATTATCGGTGATATATTGTGGATAATCTTTTATTGTATCAACAAATTGTTCTTTTGTGAAATAGATAAAGTTCTGTTCTATTGCTGGCATCTCTACCAACGCAATTTCAGTAACCTTTGTATCCCCTGTGATTGTTCCTTCTATATCAAGGTCTATTATTCTAATCATTTTCTATAAATAGTTTTAAGTTATAAGGTGGCAAGTTCATTTAACCTTCTGTTGATTGCTTGACCACTTGTTATTTCAGAGTTTAATACATACGCTCTAATAGGTTCTTGGTTTGCTTTTGATATTGCCTGAACCAATCTTTCTTCCATCAATGAGTTTGATGCGTTGTTTACAATCGGTTGTCCCCCACCTGATTGGTTAATTTGTGATAATAAACCTGCGTAGTTCAACGAACTCTGTCTATTGATAACAGATTCCCCACCTTCCAAGTTAACTCCACCAGCGTAAGATACACCACCCATTTCATGTGATGGACCTACAACCATACCACCAGCACCCATCCTGATTTTACCACCACCCGCAAGTGATTGTGCGTATGCTAATTGTTGTGCGATTAAACCAACTTGAACTGCTCCTAATATACCAACAGCAATAGCCAATGGGGGTATATCCAAGTTTGATACAACAGCCTGTGCTGTATCTACAATAGCCTGAACTAATTGGAATTGTAATGACTTAATCAATGCTCTTTTTTCAATTTCAGCCTTCTGTAGTTGATATTGTTTTTCAAGTTCAATTCTCTTTTGGTTTGCTTGTTCTGTATCACCAACAACTTGTGATAATGCCGCTTTACTTGAATCCTCAAGTTGTTTTAATTGAAACTGATATGATTGTGATACTAATGATGCTGTTTGTGAAACTAACTGACTAAATTGTTGTAATGTTTTTGAAATATCTTCAGCGGTTATCTTTCCCCTTTTCTTATCACCTTCTGCCACATCATCTTTTTCCTGTTTCTGTTTATCAAGATACACTTTTAATATCTTAAGTTTTTCTTCTTCAGTAAGTTTTGTAATATCAATTCCTTTAAGTGCTAATTGTTCTTCTAATGATATAAGTTGGTCTATCTGTTGTTTCTTTTCATCAATAACAATTTTGTTTTGTCTTTGTGTAAACTCAACAACCAAGTTCAAGTTATTCAGTAATGTTTGTTTTACTGCTTCTGTAGATAAAGTAGCCCCTTCTTTTTGTGCTTCTTGAACTCTAAATAAGAACTCCCTGATTTGGTTTTCTTCTTGAACAATGGTGATGGTTATTTTCTTTAACGCATTTAATCTTGTTTCAACCAGTTGATTGATTAAGTCGTCAAGTTTCTTTTGTTCTGCTTCAACTCCTTTAACTGATAACAAATCTTGTGCTTGTTCTTTGGTAATCTTACCTTGAGCAAGTAATGATTTTATATTGTTTTCTCTTGCTTTACCAGTCAACTTTAACCCTTCAAGTTCTTTATTGTAAGTAACTTTTAATTCATTACCATAATCTTTTAATAGGTTATTTTGTTTCTCTTGTAATCCAGTATAATCTCTAACTTTAACAGCAACCTTTTCAATCTGTCCTGTTTGTTTGTTTAACTCTAATGTATATTCACCAGTTCCAATCAAGATTTGTTTTTCTAAATCCAAAAATGTAGATAAGTTTTGTGTTGAGAATAATGGGTTATCCTTAACAACTTTATTGAAACCAAGATATTGGTCTGTAAGTGTCTTAAATGCGTCAAACGCACCCTTTGTTATCTTACCACTTTGTAATAAATCAGAAGCATCATTTAACGCAACCTTGATGGTTTCAGCAAACTCTGTAACACTTTCAGTTTGTGCTGCTGTTGATATAATCTTTCTAACAGATTCATAGTATCTTCCAAAGTCATCAGTAGATTTTTGTAGTATATCTTTTTGTATACTGAACTGATTATTGACTGTTGAAATCTCAATACCAATTTTCTTAAACTCACTTTCTAATGTTGGTAATTGTAATGCTTTACGGGCTTCATTGATTGCCTCAATATTCTTAACAATAGCAGGTTCTTGAATATCAATCTTTGTAAGTTCCCCAATCTTCTTGTAGGCATCTATTGTAGATTGTAATTCACCAATCTGTTTTTCATACGCAATTGTTAACTTGGAAACATTATCAATTTGTTCTTGTGTCGCTTGATTAACATCCTTTTGGTTCTTTTTCTCATCTTTAAGACCCTTATTGTAATCATCAACAATAACATTTGTTCTTGCTTTGTTAGCGTTTAACTTAACAACAATACCATCATATTCATTTTCAAGTTGGTTTCTATCCTTGTTAAGTTTCTTTGCTTCAATCTCTAACTTGGCGTTAGCATCTTTTAATTCTTTTTGGTCTTTCTGTAATAAGAATATTCTTTCCTGTCTTGAGTAATCCACAGGAGCATCTTTCCTGTTCTCAAAATCAATCTTCTTTTGTAGTTCAGCAACCTTAAGATTGTTCTTATCCTGTTCCCCTTTTAATTCTCTTAAACGGATTTCCTTTTCAATACCAACAGCGACAATTGCCTGTGATTGTATTTCCAATTTACCTAATGATAAACCATTTTCAATTTCAGCGTTGATAAGTTTTAATGAGTTGGCTCTACTTAATTCCAAACCAGTTAAACCAGGCAATTCCTTCTTTAAGTCATTAAGTGCTTGGTTTCTTTCCAATTCACTTTTCTTGGTATCATTAACAATAAGTTGTAATGCTCTTAACCTGATTGATTGTTCTGTTGTCTTTCTTATTAAATCTTCTTGTGATTTAACCCTTAACTCATCAATCTTCTTTTGTGATTCTGCCGCCTTGTTTACCTTTTCTGTTTCATCAGTTAAAGATATGTAAGCCGCAACCAATGCTCCAACCGCAGCAATGATTAGTCCATAAGGGTTCTTGGATAGGGTTGTGTATAAAGCCTTGGTGGCTGAATTAGTTGCATTGGTTGCAAGTGTAGACGCCTTTTCAGCGATGGTTCTTGCTACAATATCAGCCCCTACTTTTATTTCAGCAATACCCCTAATGGATAAAGCGATTGTTAATAAGTTTTGTGCTGTAATTGCTGCCTTTTGGACAGATTCACTTTCTTTACCAAACAAAGATACAGCGGCTGTAGCAGCAGCAAATGATGATGAAATACCCGCACCAAGTTTACCAAAACCTTCAAGTGATTTTTCTTTTGATATACCTCTTGCTGTATCTTGTAATCCTTGTAGTTTTGTTTCAGCCTGACTTATCTCTTTTGCTAATTTATTGAATATTGGACCACCAATCTCAACCTCCTTTAAGTCCTCTTTAGCCTTTCTTATTTCATTTTCTAATGTCTTGATATCAGTTATTACTGTATCTAATCCATTAAGTTGTATTCTTAATCCTATTACTTTTTCAGCCATCTTGTTAACAATTTTGTTGTAGGATTTCTCCTTTATTATTTATAACTACAAAGGTTGTACTATCACCAGTATATCTGATGTATGTTCCTGTGTTTACAGGTCTGTATTCAGTTCCTGTATCAAAGTAAACCTGTTGTAGATTTGTAAGTCCTGATACACCAAATGTAGTTAAACTAACTGGTGATGTTGGGGTTGTTCCATTACATACAGGAGTTATTGTTGTTCCTGTCCAACAATCTAAATTATAGGCTGTTGAAATCCCTTGATAAGGGGTATTCCCTGAAATCGCGTAATAAGGTGCTGGTGGTATAACTTTATAGTAACCCCCACGCTCTTTAATCAAAGAACACTCGGTTAGTTTATAGTCAGTTAAATCGGCCTCATTTAATATCTCAATTCTATAGAAACTATCTTTAACATAAATCTTGTCTGTTAAACTGGTTTCATAGATGTCTAATGGTTTTAAGAAGAACCTACCTGTTAATCTTCTTGTTTCATTGGAGTAGTTGTTATCAACATAATCTTCCCAAAATGTATTCCATAAGTTGAATTGTGTAAATTGAACTGGAAATGGATTATAGTTTCCAAAGAAATCAAATGTAGAACCAAAGTTTAAGTCAGATACCAAACTTGGTATTTGTATGTCTAATGAACTCAAGTGTGATACACAAGGGTATGTTGTGATTTCCACTGGTGTTGCTCCTGAAGATAAGTACCAAGTTCCTTGAACCTGTCTAAACTCATCTTTGTAAGCAAATCTATTACCAACCCAAAAGAACAAGTGTGGTTTGTTTGAGTATGGTTGTAGTGTTGTATATGTAAATCCTGATGATGTTGTTGTTGTATTTAACTCCCTATAAACAGCAGGTATAATAAAATTGTCTGCTCCATTAACAACTGTAGTTGGGGTTGCGGCAAATGGTATTTCATAAGTTTGTTCTCCTGATAATAGATTATTTGTTGAAATGTATTTGTATCTTCCATACTGGTATTTGTTTGTATCTTCAAATATCTTATTCAAGTATTCTTCTGAACCTTGTGTATAAGTTAAGTTGATTTCTTTTGGTAAATCAAATGATAGGGGTTCTATCCTGTATGATGAGTTCAAATCAAGTTTCTGTGTCCAATCCCTTTCAACCCTATCTGCTTCATTGTAATACCAATTAAATGGTTCTATGATGATTGATTGTGATACCTCATCTTGTACTACTACCAAGTTAAATAATGTTATAATTGATTTTAAGAACTCAATACAATTTATCTGTTGTAACCCCAATCTAATATCAACAAGTTGTGTTCCTGCTAATGTTGGTGATGAATACAAATCCCACATCGGTGCTGGACTTGTTATGGTGTATTCATTGTAAGGTAGTATTCTTAATTGATTTCCTGGTGTTGATGAACTCTTTAAGTCAACATACAATCTAACATACTCACCTGTTCCACAATTTCCTGTAAAGAAATAGTTCGCTGATGCTTCTGAACCACAAGTAGGTAGTTGATATAACTGACTAACAGCAAATGGTGGTTGTGAATCTAATGTTGCTAAATCAGTACTTTTTCTTGCGTATATTTGGAAATCAATATCACCACCACATAAATTATTATCATCATAATTAAATCTAAAGTTCCAAGAATAGTTCCCCGCAAATGGAACTCTAAAGTAGTTTGTGTTAAATGGAGATGCTGGTGGGTCTATTGAACTTGATACACCTGTTCCTAACTTAAAGTTTCCAAGTGGGTCATAACCATCACCTCTTAATGTTTGGAAATTAAGGGGTCTTGCACCCGCAGTACCAAAGGTAATGACTGTAGATGGTCTCATGTATGTCTTGAAGATGTTTTGGTTTGTAACACCTGATGCTACATCAACCCCAAGTTTTCCATTTTGGAAAGTATCCATATACATCGCCTTAAAGTAATCTGTATCAAAGAAATCACTTATAACCTGATATCCTGTTCGGGCAAATATTCTATCAATTACCTCTCTTAATCTAATTGATGGTTTCCAAACATATTCAGGTACAGAGTGAGTTGACTGGTCAAATGAATATGGTTCATCAAAAGTATAGGTGTATGCTGGAACTGATGATGTACCATCTGACTGATAAGGTAATCCGTAGTTAATCATCGGGTATAATACTTTACCCCCAAATAAACCATCTACATCATTGTTCTTGGCTTCCCAAGATTGAGTAATCGCTGAATAAGATAACTCATGTTGTAAGTCATCCCATTGTAAATCTTGTAATGTTAAGTTTCTTATTTCAGAAGCGAAATCACCAACCTGTCCCATAATGAATACCTCAAAGTCCACATAGTTTGGATTGTTGATAACTGCTGATAATCTTAATACCCCTGTGAATATATCTGTTCCCCTGTATTGAACTACACATTGTATTTTGGTAAGTGGGTTAAACTCAATACCATTAACCTCAAAGTAATGTTCAAATACAATTGCGTTATTACTGGTGTTTGGAACAACAAATTGTTTTGAGTAAGGTGATTTCCTTGAATCTAATGCGTTTATATCTAACTCCTGTATTACAACAGAAATTGGAATATCTTCATACAAGTCAACTCTTTTCCAAATACCATCAAGGTATAATATCAGGGTAGTATCCATTATTTACTAATCAATGTAATATTGTTTGAGTAAATGTAAGTCAGTTCAAGATTTGTAATAGTTCTATTACCTTTATTCTTTCTAATGAAATCAGCATTTACAACATTTATAGGTCTTAAACCACCATCACTTGTTATTTCATACACATCATTTGATGTCCATAATTCTTCCAAGAACATAAAGTCAGGTTGATTTAAGAAACCAGTGTTAATAACATGGGTTTCAGTCATACTAACTTGGAAATCAGTTGTTCCCCTTGCGTATTGACTAACACCAGGATTTGGACTACCCCAATCATTTTGCCAAGATTTATAGGTTTGTCTGTTGATATCTAAACCTTCAGTTTTTCCTGCTGTAAATCTGTAGTAATCATAGTGTCCATACCTGTTTAACCACATTATCTGTAGTTGGGGGTTTCCACTCCTATTACAAATAGGTCCTACATTTATGGTGAATATTTCAGATACAGGTGTAAATCCTGAACAATTTCCAAGTGAATAAGTTGTTGGTACTGGTTGAGGTGTAATCATAGTTTTTTATTTTTAGTGTGTTGATTTCTCCACATTTTTTGTCTACCAAAATCAAGAGACCTCTTAACATTTTCTTCACCGCTAACCCACTCAAGATTATAAATTGAATTATTTAATTTATTAAAATCTTTATGGTCTATCTGTGGTAAATTATTTGGATTTGGTAAATTGCATTCAGCAACTATTCTATGAACTAAAAATGTTTTTGGTTTTTTATTTATACTTAATGAAACCTCTTGATATCCATATTTGTTAATATGTAATTTTCTTTGTTTTCCATTTCTAAAAATATTACCATTTTCATCAGCAAAATAATTGGTATCTCTAAATCTTTTCATACTACAAATATAAAACATTTTTAGTTATCAACAAGGTCCTGCGTAAGTTATTACTACTGCTGGGTCAGAAGCATCAAATGTTCCAACACAACCACAAAGTAGATATATTTGGTTTAATTGTAAGTCAATTGTAACGGGTGTTCCATCACAGAAGGTATAAAGTAATACTGGTGCTCCAACAAATACATTTGTTGTATCAACCTCATATTCCCCACATACACAAGGTGTTGATGATGGAGTAGGAGTAGGAGTTGGTGTTGGTTGAACACACATACTATTATATGTTATAACAAGGTTTCCTTCAAAGGTATAAGATGTTGAATTACAAAAACAAACAAGAAAACTTTCTTGTGGGTCAATTACAAGTGTCTGTTCTATGTTATTACAATCATAATAATATAACACCCCTTGTGATTCCAAAGATGCGTTAAATACATCATACGCTAAACAAGGACAAGTTTGTGGTGTTGATGAAGGAGTGGGAGTGGGTGTTGGAGTTGGTTGAACAGGTGATGTTGTACCTGTAAAGTTTCCAAATAACTGAACTGTATATTGTGCTGTATTTGGTGGTATAATGTCTTGTAGATTTACAGGACCTGCTCCAACATATAAAGTGTTGTAGGTTGTATTACCTGTTGATAATAAACCTGTATAAGATTGATAAACATAAGAACAATCAGGTAATGGACCACCACCATTGGTTAGTACATTATCTATTGTTACACCTGTGATTAGTATTCCTGAATCATCATAAAACTTATACTGAACATAGTAAGGTTGTGATAATGTATCATCACTCAAATACCAGTTTGTAAATGCAAGTGTGTAATATTCATCTTCTTCTAAATCACGGGTTCTTGGTGAGTTGGTTAAGAATAATCCTGATGTTGTTGGATTTGATGTTGTTGGTGTTCCTGATAATACAAATGGGTCAATATCAAAGTTCTGTTGTGTTGCTCTACCATTAACCCCCATTGTTGATTGAAATGTCTTTAATAGGGTAGATGGAACTGATGGTGGACCTTGTGTATTACCTGAACCTGTAAAACCAGTTACAGAACCTAATTCTGTTGATGAATACTCATAACCAAACTTAACTTGGTAGTTGATTGTTTCATCACTATAAGGTCTTGAAAATGGAAATGTCTGGTGTGTGTAAATATTTGTTGTGTTCCATACCGATATTGGCATATTGGAACAATAGGTTTGTAATATTCTTGTTAAATCTATAACACCAAGTCCAAAAGGGTTTGGTGTGGCTTTACCCTGAAATACATTATTACCATTAACAAATAAATCATAGGTATATCTAAATCTATAGTTATTGGTTGTATCTGCGGATATTGTAAAAAACAACCCATTTGTTAATACAGGTTGAAATATTGGTGGTTCATTTAATATTGCTATACTCATGTTGTTCTTAATTTATCTATAAAATTATCTATTTGGAATTGTAAATATCCTGCAACATAATCCCCGTATTGTTCAAGGATTTGTTGTTGTATGTTATTATAGGCTTTGTTGATAAAGTCATTTCCACCATAACCATATCTTCCAATAGACCTTCTAATCAAATATACTAATGTCTTTCTTGGAATAAATCTACCTTTGGCATCTCTTATTCCTTTAACTGATTGTTTTTGTCTAACCCATTTATCAATAGGTCCTGTTGGTGGATATCTACCAGGTCTTCTACCTTCATTAACAAAGTATCCTTCAATAGGCATCTCCATTACAAGTTCAGGTATTCCTGTTTGTGAGTTTTCGGTAAACTTAACATCAATGTTTCTAATAAGATTTCCTGATGCTATTGGGGGTGATATTGGTGTTGGATATCTACCTGATACTGGTTTTGGTAATCCAGGTCTACCTGGTCCACCATAAGTTGTTGAGCGTCTTGGTATCTCAAGTTGTTTTACCAATGAACCCTTTAACAGAGCAGCAATATCATTTAGTATACCCTGTTCAATCATTATCCGTAATAATCACATGCGTTAATATCGGTGAATATAATGAAACTACAATCAAGTGCTACACCTCCTACGAAATCATTAAATCTTTCTTGGAACGGAACTGCGTTGGTTGGTAGTATCATATCCATCTTGTTATACAAGTCTGGTGTTTGATTCATACCCCTTTTGATAAAGGACATAAACCTTCTGGCTTGAATATCCATATCACTTATTACATCTACCTCATTTGATAAGTCATCATTGATTCTATCAGCAAAGATTAAAGACATATTGTAGGTTACAATATTTTCTTCATAAGATACATTTTGTGGGGTTACAAATACAAATGGATATGTTGGGGTCATACCTGTGTTGTCTGTATTACCAAACTCCACGATATTACCAAAACCAAATGAGTTCAAACCAATACCCACTTGTGATTCTTGATATTGTTTTATAAGTGATACAATCTTGTGAATAGTTACATACTCTTCCATAGTTATTAAATAGTGTTTTTATTATTTGAACTGCTTCTCCATTTTCTTCATTTCTTCATTTTGTTTTTGTACTCTTTCTTTCATAAGTGATGCTGTATTCAAACAAAGTAATAAAGGTAGTTCATCAATTTGATTTATTTTTGTAATGTCTTCTCCTGCAAGATTGAGTGTGATACTAAAATAGTATCTAAAGGCAGCCTCTTTTTTACCCATTTTGGTAGTATCTCCCACCCCTTCACTATCTTCTGGTTGATGTTGTTCGTCCACATCAAAGAACTCTTTATATTGCTGGTATATATTGTTGCGGTTAGAAAAAAAAAAGTGCTTGCCCCAAACCAATACTTAACTGGTAGTTGTCTAAACTCATATCCCCTATCTTCTATTTCATCTGCCTTGTATGGTTTAATCTTATACTTACCATTTTTCTTTTCAGTGATGGGTCTGTATAATATCGCCATAATCAAATGAATATTTTCTTCAATGTTTTCAGCAGAGAATACCTCCATGTCCATCCAAGCACCCCACGCAAGTTTGCTCCAATCATTTTCCAATCCATACTCAATCCCATCATAGGTGAAAACATTATACAATTCATCTTTAAGGGATGTTTCAGTGATTTGGGACATCAGGTATGTTTGGACAAACTCCATTTGATTTAAGGGTAAATCCTTCAGTTCATTAACAGGTACTGCTAATAACATACTTAACAAATCTGCTGGTGATGATTTGTAGATGTCCTCTTTGGCTTTTAATCTTTGGAATTGTTCTATTGTGATTTCAGGTTGTACTTTTACAACCCTATCATTTAATTGTATATCTATCATATTATTGTTATTTTATTTTTTGGTTTATTTATTTTCATTTGAAGCACATAACGGATTGGGTCAATACAATGGTTAAAGTCATCTATTGGTTCATCCAAGTTTTTTAAGTTCTTATCCTGTTTCCATACATATTGGTTAAGTTCATCCAACAGATTAGTTGAGGTTGATGTAACCAATAGATTATGTCTTTTAATCAAATCAATCCCATGTAATATAGTACCTTTGGCAACAGGTTTTATATTGATGGCATTTCTTCTCATCTCTTCTATTGCTTGGGGATTAGCGGAATCAGCAATAAAATCATCTTTTAAGTTTATATTCAAATCTTTTATCTTGTAGATGAAATCAGGTATTGTTGTTCTTTTTAGATACAATAATTCATCAACATAAATGTTATCCTCAAACTTATACACACCAATCAGTGTTTGAGCATCGTGATAACCATAGTCAATTCCATATCCAAGTAGTTTTGCCTCTTGTGGTATTTCACCAATGATTTGTTGGTGATTAAATACAACTCTTGTTGGAACACCCTTTTGTCCTAATCCAAATACTCTCCATAGGTTTTGGTCTCTGTATTGTAATTTTTCAATTTCCTTAACTTGAATATCAGATAGAAATGGATTGTCTTTATAAGTTACTACTGTATAAAAAACATCTTCTTGTCCTTCCAAATCATATATCCAAGAGTTCCACAATGATGGGTTTAAGTCAATTACACATCTATCTGATGTACGCAATATCAATTGGGTATATTCATCTTCACTAACCTCTGTTGCTTCATTTATAAACAAGTAATCTCTTTTTCTACCCCTTAACTTTGTTTCATCATCTACAGAGAACCACTCAATAATATTTGTTCCAAGTTGGAAATATCCATCAACTGAATGCCATTTATCTGATTCATATACCCCAAAGTTAATTAGTATCTCTTTTAAGTCCCTTAAGATTGAACCCTTTAATGCTGGTAATGTTTTTCTAACCAGTGATAAAGTTTTACCATCTTCTTGTAATAGTTTGTAAATCCAATAGATAAGAATATTGTAAGTTTTAGAAGCACGAGAACTCCCTTGAAATACACAAACCCTTTTGTCTGTTTTAATCAAGTCCTCAAATACTCTTGTTGTTTGGATTTTAGGCATCTAATCTTTGTTCTAATTTACTCCTAAACTCCACTCTTGTTTTATAACAATTAAAATCTATTGGTTCTTTGAAATAGTCATTGTAGATTACACCAATTAAATCATTAAGAACCATTGTTATTTCTTGTTTGTTAAACTTAACCCCCTTGTTTACAAACATAGTGTATTCAAAACTCACATAACCTGTCTTCTGTTCATCAAAGGTAAATGGTATTTCTGCAACATCTATTATCATCCCATTGAAATAATGTTTATTCATATTCAGGTTGATTGTGTTCTTAATCTGTTCCAATAACTTTTCAATCTTCCTTTTTGGTTTATAGTCAGTATCTACTATAAACCAAGTCCCCATAAACAATATAACTGACTTGAAATTGACTTTATCTATTGTTTCACATGAAACACTGATATTATCAAAGTTGTTTTTTACATTAAAGGTACAACCTTTTTTTGGTAAACTATAATTCCCTTTCATCTTAATATCCTCTCTTTTTTCCTTTTGTTTTTAGATAGAATTGAATTGCTGCCAAGTCCCCATCTTTTATTTGTTTTAGTAATTGGTTTTCCACAAAGTCCAATGATGCTTCATTGATTATTTCTACTCTGTTTTTGAACTCAATATTTTTCAACCAATTATTATATTCTATTCTATCTATATCCATCTTTTTCAACGCACTATTCACCACTCCCATACTCTTTTCAAGTGTGGATAAAAACTCTTCTTGTAAATCACTTAACATCATTTCTTATATTTCTCATTTAATATACAAGGGACTGTATTGTTCCAACTTATATGATGGTGTATCCTTCTATTCTTTTCACCCATTTCAGATATCCTAACAGATGATGGATTAAACATAATTGTATAAAATGATTTAATATATGTTCCATTGTCCAAATATAATTCAGTCATACCTCCCTTGTTCTTTTGTGTTGTCTGTTGTGCAATCTTAACATTTGGAATTGTAAAAAACAAATCACCCCTACTACCTAAACTGGTGTAGGTATTAACATCTTCATTTATTCTACCAACAAACTTAAATGGTTTGAGTGTATCACAGAAAAATGTATTCATACACTTTCTCATTAGATGTAATGAGTTCTTGAATCTACCTTTATCTCCACCCAAGAAATCACCACCTTGAGCCATTGCTATTGTAAGTGCTGGTATTGTCTTGTAGTACTCTAAGAACGCATCAAACACCCTATCAAGTTGTTTTATGTATCTTTCCTTCTGTATCAAGTTATTATCAAACTTATAACTGAATGCTGAATAATCATCATCAAGTTGAATAAAGTATCTTATACCCAATTCTTTTGCAATCTCAAATGATGCGTTCCTTGCATAGACAATACTCCTTGTATCTGTAAAATTATCTGCTTGGTCAAATTTATGTCTAATCTCATTTTTTGAGAATACCTTAACTTGTTCCCCAAACTTTTTTTTGTAGTCATTTAAGGTTGTGTCTTCATCATCTACCAACAAATAGATAGGTCCTGTATAACCCATCTTTTTCAAACTATGATAAGTTTTAACATTATCAGGTCTACCATGCGTTAAGATAAATGCTGCAAAGTTTGTATTATTCATCATGGTCTTCACTATACAAATCACTCAAGGTTTTGGATAATCTAACATAACCTTCTTCAATCGCTTTATTATAATCAATAATAACCAAGGCTGATTTCTCCATCAAATCTTGCATCTCTTTATTTGAGTGTGAATAAAAATCAGCAATCTTTGAATAGTCAAATACAATATGTCTACAACTTGCCAGTCTTAAGAACTCTTTTTCCTCATCAGTAATGTTTGAGTTTTCAATATTATCTATGAGCGTATTGTATTTGGTTGTATCTACTAAATTCTTAATATTTGGTTTTACATTAACTGGTTCATAAGTTGGTGCCAAAATCTTTCTTGTGTATTTTTCATCTTCTGTTTCCTCATCAACCAACAATACATCTAAACCCCAATCCTCCAATAAGTCCATATCAAATTCAGTTTCCATAATATCCCAATCCCACTCACCAAAAGAAACATTATCTTTAATGATAAATTCTTTCTTCTGTTGTTCTGTTAAATCCTCTGCCATAATAACAGGTACTGATTCCATCTTTAAGTCAATACAAGCCTTTAATCTCATATTACCACCCAACACCACATAGTTCTCATCTACAACTATTGGTCTTAATTCCAACATTTCAGGAAACTCCAATAATGACTTTTTTAATTGAGTGATTTTTTTATCATCAATCTTTCTTGGGTTTATTGGATTAAATGTTAACTCATCAATACTCTTATACTGTATTCTCATCTTGTCCCATTTGTGTTCTTATAATCTCAATTTGTAGTGGACTGGTTGAATTATCTATCTTCTCCCCTTGTGTGGTTACATCAATATGTTTTTCACTCTTCCAGTTGTTCTTAAACTTGTTGGTCATAATAACCTGCCATAACCTTGTATTAAACCCTGCTCCATTGTTCTCACTCATAGATTCATATGCTCTATTGAACCACCACTCTTCACATAACTTTTGATACTGGTTGAACGCTTCGGAATATTTCCTATTTGTCTTTAATAATCTGTAATGTCCATCCCAACTTATTCCCAATTCAATCAAGAATTGTGTTATGTGTTTTCCTTGAATACCAGCCTCAATGATAATCTTGTACCACTCTGGGTTCATTGTTTCTTCAAGTCTGGGTCTACCTTTACCTCTCTTTGGAGTGTTATCTTCTCCTTGTATATTTTGTTCCATATATTTCTATTCCTATTTTAATTTGATTTATTGCATCTTCCACTGTTGGTTTGATACTTGAAGATGGATACAGAGCGTAGTAAGTGTCCATAATTTCAATCTTATCCAAGTCAGTGAGGTCTTCTATTGTTTTTACATTTATAATTGATTCTACAACCTGTTTAGCGTTCTGAATATTATCAGGACTGTCTAAATTGTTGTGAACAACTTTCCTACCTGATTTACAATTACACAAGATTATCCTCCCCCTTTCTAACCCTTCTGTTTTTTGCTTGTTCTTTAGATGTTGACCAACGACAATTATTGGGTTCATAATTACCATTATTATCAATCCTATCTAAAGTATAATCTATATTTTTTCTATATCCCATATCATTTATAAAGTTATCAAATGAGTTTATCCACTCATCACAGATTTTAATTCCCCTACCACCATAGTTTTTGTATGCATCGTGATTAGGATTAAGACATCTTGATTTCATTGCTCTCCAAGAAACATATTCAGGACTTTTCCACAATCCATGTGTTCTATGAGCATCACCAATTAAAGTGTTTTTCATACAACCACAACTTTTAGTTGAAATAAAGTTTGGTAATGTTATTTGTTTTATATTTCCACAAACACACTCACAATTAAACTTTCTCACTTTTTGATTTGATGCTGGATTTATGTATGGTTCTATTTCACCAAGTATTGTAAAATAATTAAAAACCTCACCAACATTTATTTCTCTTTTTTTATTCCCCATCTTTCATCCTTTCTAATAATACTATTTCAATAGCACCCTTAATGTCCTTAAATGCTTGTGCTACCTCAAAGTCATCATTTTTAATTGCTTCATCAATTAAGGGTTGAAAACAATTCAATATCTCTATTGATGATAAACCCAATTCAATTCCTTCCCTAAAGTAGTGTTCTGATAGTTGAACCAATAAATCATCTTTCTGTAATGGAGTCAACTTAAAGTAATCTGCCAATATATCTTTTATATTCATTTATTATAAATATAATCAATTTTAATCAATATGGAAATAAAAAACCCCCAACATTTAATTGGGGGTCAAGTTATGAATAGGTGGTTGAACTACTTGAAGAATAAATGGACAGTATATTAGAACTTGTGTCCAACCACGATGAGTACTATAAATATAAGAAATATTTGGCAATAAAAAAACCCTTGAAATGGGACTTGCAAGGGTTTCTTAAATCTAATATGGGTACATTAGAGTTGTATAAGTATAATCAACTTATTTCTCATCTGTAGTATCCTGGTAATTTTTCTTGTTGAGATTTTTGTATATCAATACTCCATTTAAGATAATTGATGTTAAGATTGAAACTATTGTTAATATAGTTACTGGATTCATTAAAGTTATTCCTACTGCTACTGGTGTTACTATATTTGCTGTAGCAATTCCTATTGTATCTTTATCTATCATATTAGTTAAATATCAGGTTTTTTGTTGAATAGTAATTTACAACACCTGTTTTGTTTTTAACCAGTCTTCAAACAAATTATCATTAACACCTTCAGTAATATCAATTTCAACAAAATCCTTATTAACATCCTTATAAGAATATAAATCTTTATCCTTATCCTTATCCTTATCCTTATAAAGGTTGATTGTAGGTTGTTCTATTAAACTACCTTTAAGGTTGATTGTAGGTTGTTCTTGGGTTGTTTGTAGGTTGTTTTCAGGTTGTTTTTTAGCATTATTATTTCCTTTTGGTGCCCCACCTTTTTTACCATTTTCAACAGATGTCTTATATCTTTTCATTGATGAATCAATAGTAGGTTTAATTGATATCCAAATTGATTTTGTTAAACCAGTTAATTCTGGTTCAATATCATTAAAGGAATAATCAAAAATACAATTCCATAATATTAGTTGTTGTTCATCAGGAAACTCTTTGATTGATTCCCAATATGTTTTTAAGATTATAACAGAGTTTATATTGCTCATTATTTTTTAGCGTTTTGTTTGTTGATTTCATTTATGATTAACCTTTCAACCAGAACTTTCATTACAAGTCCATTTTCAGCACAATATGATTTCAACATAGTGTGTATTTTTTCGTCCATTAACATACTTTTCATATAAACAAATATAGTATAGTTTCTTATAAAGTCAAATAAAATTGATTATTAAATAGTTTTTTCTTATTTTTGTTGATATTTATAGATATGGGAAAAGAACAAATCAATTTTAATCTCCGTAGAAGGATGATGACTGAAGATGGTTGGATTTATTTCTGCCGTAACTGTGGAACATATCTATCTGAAAATAACTTTTACAAATCAAAGACAGGTCCATTTAAGATTTCTACACAATGTAAATTACATTATTCCAAGAAAACCAAAGATGAATCAGATGAAATGGATTATCTTAAGTTAGACCCACTACAAGATGAGGACTTTCAAGGGGTACAGAGGTTATTAGAGACACTTGGATATAAGTTTGGAGTAGATACACCACCCGTTCATATTCAATTCAATACAAGACATAATATAAAATAATATGGGAGCAATAAAATTATCAGTTGAAAAAGTAAGAAACATCCGTAAGTTGTTAGCAACAGGGAATTACACACATTTATCCTTATCCATCAGGTACAAGGTTAGTAGGGGACACATAACCAAAATAGCCAACCAAATGAGATGGGATGAAAGAAATTATCCACAATTAAGAAATGCCATACCACAAAAGAAGGAAAGTAATATTCATTGATGATGAAGAATATGTTTGGTGTTCTAAAGAACAGGACTATGTTATCTACACAGAGTTTGAGATTAACAAAAAAGGTGAATACAAATTATTCTGTGAGAATTGTAAACAAATTGTTTATGATGAAAGGGTAATCAATTACACACAGGGTGCTGAAGATAGAAACCAGTATGTTCAAGAACAATCAAAACTTATGTTGGAGAATATTGGATATGACTACAATAGTCAATATACGATACACGAACAATTCTTAATGAAACACAAACTAATATGAAGACACATACAATTATAGGTGGTGTAAATTACTCCACAGAACAGGTAGAAATAAAGTTCTTTGATGGAGTGAAGGTAACACTCATCCATTGTGTAGAAACTCAATTAGACAAGGACTGTGAGTGTTCTGGTGATATCTTTGATTCCAAGTTGGATTATGATATTTTCAAGGACTACCACAATTCTTTTATAAAAAATCCAAAATAGTTTGGTGGTTTCAGTTTTTTGTTGTTTCTTTGTAGTATGGAAAACGGACAAACAATCAAACAAATGAAAAACTCTCAATCTTACATTGGTAATGGTTACACCAACCTTTCTTTCATCTTAAAGATGTACAAAGAATCTACACTACCCCGTATGTTCTATGATATGAAATTGACTGTAGAACAGATTGATAATAACAAATCAATTACCAAATATCTTAAGAGTGCCAAAGCCATTAAAGATGGTTTCTCACAAGATGAGTTGTTTGATGTAATTGTAAAAAGTATGACTAACGAAAAGTTTTTTGAATTTATTCATAACTAATTTTGGTAGTATCAAAATAATCAGTATCTTTGTAAGACACAATCACACTATAAAAAAATAAACAAGATGAAAAAAGAAACTCTAATCCAAAAAATCAACAACAGGTTCTCTAACCTTCCCCAAGATGTAGCAGTTGTAGTTATCTACAAAGGACAAAAACACTCTATGTGTCCACAAGTATTTTCTTATGAGAGATTTCTTGTATCAATGACTGTAGAACAAATCAAACCATTTTACTATGGTGAGATTGTAGAACAACAACAAGAGTTGTGTGGTAATCCAGCATACCAGTTCTTAACCTTCCGTGCTGAAGCCCCTTGTGATTTCTTTAGATTTGCTTTCCATTGTAGTGAAAACGATGAAATTGTTATGTTTGATAGTTTCCAACAAGCACACTCTTGGGATTACACACACAAAGGTAGAGTATGTGTACCATCACACTTATCTCTTATCCAAGTAAAAGAGTTGATGTGGGAACTTGCGGACAAATACAACATCCCTGATGTCCATGTCCTTATCCAATCTTTGGATTACCCAATATTTGAAGGACACAGAGATAGAGATTCCCCACAACCAGTGGGGAAATAATTTTGTAATGTAATAAATAAGTTGTATCTTTGATAAACAATATAAGAATATGAGAAACGAAACATTTTATAATGAAGGAAAAACACAAGGACTTAACTTTCTTTACACAGGTGAAAGTAAAGAAAAAGAGTTGGCTGAAAGGATTTACAATGATTTCTGTAAACAACCAGACTTTGATGAAGATGGTGAATACAATGAAAGTAAATCATCTTTCATTTCAGGTTGGGTTGATGCTATGTTAGATTAAAAATAATTTTGTAGAACTAAATTGAATCATTATCTTTACTATATGACCCTTAAAGAAACTGCTGAAGAACTTGGAATTGGAATAAACTTATTTAGAGAGTTTTCTGTTTGTATGGAAGGACTTTGGAATCTAGCACATGATTTGGATAAATTAACAATAATCCAAATGATTATTAAACAAAATCAGTTTTCTCGTGAAGATGTTTATAACAGATGTGAGGATGACTTATACTCTATGAAAGAAATGTTTGTAGAAATTTACTTTGTACAAACAATGGAAATGAGAGGTACTTGTGATACAAAATCAAGTAATGATAAAATGTGGAGATTTATTGAATATTGGAGAGAATTATAAATAATATGGAATATAGAAAACTTAACACTGAAACCAATTTAACACCTGTAGATATGACTTTGTATCTACAAGATGTGAAAGTCCTTTACAACGCTTGTGTGGACATCAACAAACAATTTCCTGAAATGATTGGATACACCAAAATTGCGGAAAAACTACAACTCATCATTGATGAAAAAGAACCAAATTATATTGATACAGATTTGATTGATTAAAAACTTTTTACTATATTTGTAAGACAATGGGACACACAAAAAAATTATACGAAGAAATGAATGCGTATGAACTCTGTAATGAGTTCTTTAACCAATCAAATGGTGATGAAGATTATGACTATGAGTTATACAAACAAAAAAAGATGGATGACTATAACCAAGAGTTAATGGAAAGAGAAGCATACGAACAACACTTAGCAGACAAATACTAATATGGCAGACAAAGAAACACTTATTGTAAGACAATCTCAAATGGAAAGAGCCATTGAGTATTATGAATTGATGGGGCTTAAACCAACATCTATACAACTTTTAGCAACAGCAGACCACTTTTCTCAATATGTGCAAAATGGATTAACTAAAGACATTATTGAAAAATCAAAAAGGATGGATATAATGATTGAAGAAATGAATAATATTAAAAAACTAACTCATATAGTTGAAAACCACAATGATATTTATTGATATGAAAGATGAAAAAATTGAATATTTTACAAAGAAATTAAACTCTTTGAGAATTAAACAGGCAAACTTTACATCATCAGGTTATAAGACCCCTATGTATCTTGAAAGGGATATTAGATTGGTAGAAATTGCCTTAAAGAAACTTAACGAAAGTTAAGAGTTGTTTGAGTGTCCATACCAAGTTGGAAACCCTGAGCCAGCACATAATGGCCCCATCATATTAAAGTTGTTGTTCCAACTACCTCTACTGTAAGCATAACCTCCACCAGGTAAAGTCATTGCTGACTTAAATGGAGCATCAGTTTCAGGAGGTAGTTGGCCATTATTTAAGTTACCACTGAAATATTCAGGATACCAACCTGACCTAAAAACCAAATGTCTTCTTAATAAATTGTCCTGGAATTCAGCCTGATTTTTTGCGTTGTTCTTAAGATATTGTAATGTCTTTAAGTCAACCGCAGACCCTTGTTCGTTTCTGTTCTGAACGAGACCCGTATTCATAAACTTAACCCAAAAGTTATCTAAACAGATTGTATAGGCATAAGCAATCAAAGTTGGTTGAACAAATGTATTCATCAACTCTTTGTATCTAATCAAAGAGATATCAGTATTGATTGTATTATCATCAATAATCTTTAATAGATATTCATAAAGATTTGTCCCGAGTGACTCCTGAATTTGTATGGTTTGAGCCATATAAATCCCGAAGCGTAATTCTGACGAATCCACGTTATCGGTTATCGGCGTATTGTCCTTTAATTTCTGTTCTGATATGAAAAGTACATTGTATAACATTAGATGATGTTGTTTTGTGTTATTGTTAAGTCAATTTCTTTACCTGGATAAATAAGTTCTAAAATGGGGGTTAATTCACGATTTAGAAACTTTTGTAATGGGTAAATACTCGTTGATAGAAACAACTTAAATCCTGTTTCTAATTGTTCTGCTGAACTTGAAAATCCAGTTCTCTGTGGTAAACCGATGATACTCGCATCAGGGATGTTATGACCACATAAGATTTGGTGTTGGCATAATTCAAATATACTTGAAAAATAACCATCTTCTACATTTGTCTGTATCTGTGTAATATCAGGTTTTTGTCCCTCTTCTCCGTATGATATAATCACTCTATTAGCATTATCTGCCCCCATATAACGGCTCTCAATTTTCCTTAAGATATCAGTTTGTTCATATTCTGAATCAGGAGGAGGCTGATTAAAATGCACCCACATCCCCATACTGCACCCGTTTATAATATTTGCAAGATTGTAGACAGTTATCTCATGGTTTAACTTAATATCATTGATACAAGCAAGATATGATGGAACACCATAATACTCACTTTGAGGTCCATAAGTTCTAATGTGGATAATTTGTCTATTGGTATAGTTCATTGGGTCAAACTCACTGAACTCAATAATGGCAGCACCTTTTCTCCAATTAGCCCAATCCCTTGAATAAAGGTACTTGGTTGCTGGTTCACCTGGATGTTCAGGTTTATGAACTCTCATATATTTTGTTGGAATAACATGGAAACCTGCCACACCATCAGCCCTAGATTTTCGCCACACGATTTCCAAAAATAAATTTCCCGTCACAATCAGTTCAAAGAACATCTGTTTAGCAACATCATTGATGTACTGCTTTGAGTTAATCTTATAATCGTTAATATAGCCAGAACCAACAGAATTATCTACTCTTGCTCTAACGGCTGAGTTATGGATTGGGCTTGCGTCCAAAAGCATATACAACTCATTTGGAAATAAGTTATCCACACCAAAAGATACAAAAGGTGTATTCTTTGATACAACCTCCGTAAATGATGTGATGGTGTTTACACCAAAGTTTAGTTTTTCAATATTTATCATCCTTCGTATATTTTATAAATATCACTAGTACCGGAGTATGTGATAGGTTGAGTGCTGGCTGAATAGTTTACTTGAGCAATGGTCTCATAAACTACATCATAGGCAAGATTGGGGTTGGTATTCCCTGATAAGGCTGTAGATTGTTCCCACACCTTAACAAAATACTCTCCTTCAATCAAGTGAACATTTGTTTGACCCGTTGTTGTTGCTCCCGTTAAGTATGCTTCAGCAATATTCGGGTTTATTGTAATACTAAACAAATCATAACCAGGTGCGTATCCCACACTTGGTGGTATTCTATATGGTACAAACCTCCAAACCTCTTGTGAAAGTTTGTGTTTGAATCCAAACAAATAACAAACAGAACCAGTCAAGTTTTTATTCCTTGAACAAGTTGCGTTTGCGTTGTTGTATCCTTCTTGTAGTATTATCATTTATATTTTGTTTAAGTATGTCTAATTCTTAATGCTCCGTTGTTGTGGTATACTTGTCCTAATACAACTCCACCTGCTGCTGCGGCACCATCATTAGCATAATCAAGATTTGCGTAGTTGAATATAACCAAGTTTTCAACAAATGTAGCACTATCTACTGTAGCAGTCCTACCACTTGTTCCCAACATAACTGCTCTATCAATACCATTTGGTATAACACTATCAATAGAGTTGATTATTGTATTATCAGTTGTTGTTCCTGTTATGATACAATTTCTGGAACCAATAATTTCTGCCTGTGATGAACCAGCAGCGATTATGTTATATTGTCCCCCAACTATTACTGCTTCTTGGTTAAATATTTGATTATACAAACCACCAAAAATATGTGAATTATCACCTTCTGTTTGTGATGAATAAGAACCAATAATGGTTGAGTGTTCTGTCGCAGGGTTATTGATTTTGTTTAATGTTCCGTTGAATATACCAGAGTAATTACCATAATTTTCATTACTAACACCACCAATAATAGATGAAAAGTTTGTTCCACCTGATAATATGTTAAATTGTCCTCCACCAATAAATCCAAATCCAGCGGTGTTTATGGTATTTTGTTCTCCACCAATAATTGTAGAACTGACTGATGTTGATATTGTTGAACTGCGTGATGAAATAATTGAGTTAAACCACTCACCAACATCAGTACCAGCATTATTTGTAATACTTGAATTATATGAATTGGCAATCCAGTTATGTTTTCCATAACCACTTTGACTACAATTTCTTGAGCCAGCAAACCAGTTGTTAGATGAACCAATAACAGAACCATCATTTATTGTATTATCAGTACAGAAATAAGAAGAATACATCGCATTACCCGCAGATGCGTTTGTTGCGTTTACAGTGTTATATCCACCACCAACAAGAACAAAAGTATATCCTGCTGATGTTACTGTATTGTCTTGTGTTCCACCAATAAATCCTAAAATGGTTGCTTGAATATTGTTATTAAATCCAGCAGTTAAAGTAGTTTGTGTTGTATTTGGACCTAATGTATTACTTTGTCCTCCACCTATAAAATTATGTGAACCAGTTGATGATATGGTGTTACTCTGTCCCCCAACAATAGAACCAAATGTTCCACCCATAGCGCTTCCATCATATATGTTATTACTATTAGTACCTCCAACTGATTTATATGGACTTGTATATCCACTAAACTTGAAGGTTTCAGTTTCACCGCTGTTATTCATAACAAACCATCTTAAGTCCGCAGCGGAGCCAGTATAAGAAGGTAAAGCACTTATTTTTACGTTTGCCATCGTTTTTTATTTTTTTTTTTAATGTTCTATGTTTATGTTGTCTCCGTTTTCTGCTTGTAAGAAATCAGCGTTTTCGGCTTGTAATTTATACCCACCAGGTTCCGTTGGTGTTGGAGTAGGAGTGGGTGATGGAATAGGACTACTACTTGGAGTAATAGACGGAGTAGGTGTAGGTGTTACAGGAGTTCCTGTAGGTGTAGGAGTGGGTGTAACAGGTGTATTTGTCGGTGTAGGATTTGGACTTATAGCGGGTGTATTAGTCGGGGTGATACTTGGAGTAGGCGTAAGAGGTATTGGACTACTTGTTGGGGTAATTGAAGGTGTAGGCGTTGGTGTTGGAGTGATAGGTGTAGGTGTAGGTGTTACAGGTACAGGTGTAGGTGATGGAGTAGGTCCAATATCTTGTGTATAAAAAGTAACAATATCATCTATGGCTCTTTGTTCACCAAGATAATCACTAAACTTTTTTCTGTAAAAAACCTTGCTCATCTATTATCCAAAGAATTGACTAAAATGATTAGTTGTTGTATCTCCTGATGGTGATGGTATTGGTTCACACCAATCAATTAAAGGCATTGACTTTATCCAATAGTGTTGTGGATAAATAGAATTATCTACCTCTTCTGTAGATATAATCCAATTTCCATTACAATCTTGAACTGGATAAAAGTACCAATCTTGTTGGACTAATTCACCAAGCAAACTATTTTTTTCTGGTTCTGTTAATAATACTACTTTCATCTTAATATTCGTTTCTACCCAATGAGCTTTGATATGTGTTTATTATTGTTGATAATGTAGTTTGTTCTGATGGAGTTAACACACTTGAAATAAAGGCAAATGATTCAGTTCCATTGTAGTAGAAACCATCATCTCTCTTAAACAATAACATACTACCTGAAACACCATTTACTGGTTTTGTAACAGGAGTTGTAGAATATGCTGTTGAACCATTAACCAATACTCTGTTTAATGATGTTCCTGTTGATGAACAAACATATAATCCTTTTGGTGTTGAAGATATACTAACTCTACCATAATCAGCAGATACACCATAATCCATATTGAAACCATTATTGGCTCCATAAATCATTACCCTACCAGTTCCACCAAAGAAACCATAAGGTCCTGAACCCATAGGACATCTTGTATTACTATCAAATGCGGTATTACAATACACACCAAATGAACCATTTGTAAAGTATGATAAATTACTACCTGAATAGATAAATCCTGTATCACCAAATCCATTTGTTCCATTACTTGTAGCCCCTGTTACAGTGAAACTCATACCACCGTTCCAAGTAATATCGTAAGTTCCAAGATTAACAGCGTTTAATTTAGCAGAATTAGCAACACCACCAATCAATGGATACATAGCAGCCATTTTACTATAAAGTCCATTACTAACAAGTGATGTAAATAATGTTCTTGTTGCTGCTGATATTGTAGATGTAATTCCTGTTCCACCAGCAGCAACAACAGCAGATAAGTAAGCGTTGGCTTCAGTTGTTCCACTTGCTGGTAATGATGTAGTAGGAGTTGGAGTAATTGTGTTTGTAGGGGTCAAGGTTGGACTTAAACTAATAGTTGGGGTATTTGTAGGTGTAATTGTTAAAGTAGGTGTAATACTCGGTGTTAAACTAATAGTAGGCGTTGGTGTATTAGTTGGTGTTGAACTAATAGTAGGTGTGATACTTGGAGTTAAAGTAATTGTAGGTGTTGGAGTGGGTGTAACATTTGAAGGTGGTGCTTTATACACGTTCATCACAGCCCCCCATACCTGTCTTGGCTGATTGTGTCCCTTTGGATACATCATATCATTGATGTTTGGTTGTCTTCTAAATGGATTTGGTGGCATCTTTAATAAATATATTCGGCTTTAAGATAAAAGGGGAGTGTTTAACCCCCCTATAATTATCTTGTGTTTTTTTATGATTGGAAAGTAAAACCACCCGCAGTGAATACTGCTGCGATAGTTGTAGTAACATCAACCTCACGGATAGATGTTGGTTCACCACCAGTCATTGTAAGAGCAGTTGCTCCGTTAAGGTCCGTATAAGCCTGACCTGAGTTCAATGAACCTGCTGTAACTAAAAGTCCATTGTCCAAACCTACTAACCAATATCTTCCGTTGTTGTCCTCAATCAATGCATAGATTGAATTTTGAGATACCAAGTCAACAAAAGTGTCTCGTAATGTAGTATTTAGTTTCGGTAGATTTATAACCACCTCTGGTTGGAAAGTTACTGATTGCGATACAGTGTTGATTCCAAGTGTTTCACTTAAAGAACCTGACTGTTTTGGGAGTTGGAACAAGAACCAAGTTCCGGTTCCGCCAATTGCAGTAACTTGTGAGTTTGTAACTGTATAACCTGTGATTGTATTACCTGAACCTCCAAGTATCCATAAATTTTTGATACCTCCGGTAGATGATGTTCTACAATCCAACGTATATCCAGTACTGATATAACATGATGCCATAGTTTTCTATTTTATTATTTTAATTTATTTTATGTGTTTGTTTGGTTGTTCCAATTACTTTCCTTAACTTTGTATGGTAATAGAAAGGAGAAACAACCAAACAGAAACACTAATTAGTTTTTACACAAGCAGAAAGACGCTACATCAAAGATACCTAATCCGTAAGTCACGTGTGCGTTAATTTTCACGATATCCTCGAACGGGTCGTATATCGCTTTAATTGTTTGCATTTCGGCATTCATACCAACCATGTAGTACGATGCAGGTCCTGCGTAATAAGCGTTAACGCCATCAAGTCCAACCGTTGGGATAATTTTTACATTAGAACCCGGTAACATCAATGCCCAGTCAGCACCTTCAGTAGAACCAGCAGTGTCCATTGTGAATAAATTCACGAAACTGTTGTTTCTCATCGAAGCTACGAGACCTCTGTAGTTACTGTAATTTGTAAAAATTACTAGGTCATCCATATGTAATACATTACTTGGGATGTTTTGGTAGATGGTAGTAAATACGTCTAAACCCGTACTTGGAGTTGCTGCTGAATAAGCGATTTGAGTTGCTCCGTTTCCGCTAGTAACTAGTTGACCAACACCAGCAAAACATGCAGAACCATAAGTTCCACCAGTTGTTGTAGTATTCTGCCAAAGTTGTTTTTCTACTTGGTTAGCGATACGGTTTGAAATATCTGTTAAGATAACCTCCTCGAAAGGAACGGTTTCGTGAAAGTTTGCATTTGATAAAGATTGAGACAAATACGTATCATACAACGAGTATGGGCAAAGAGTTTGATTCAATTTCTTATTGCAAAGGTCCACAGTTACTAATGATTGAGTTGTTGTACCTGATGGTTCGAACCCACACGAAAGGTCCTGCAAATATATTTCGTTTGTTACGAAACCTACTTTTTCAGTAGTACCCTTCAAGTTTGCTCTAATAGAAGCATACTTTGGTAAGGTTAAACCTAAAATTGCTTTGATGAGCATATCTGACCCATATGAATTATAAGTCGGTAGAGCACTCAAATCATAAGCAAATGATAATTTTTTCTTATTGTTTTCCATTGTTTTAATTTATTTTTTTAATTGATTTTTAATCAAGTTTAATCTGTAATCCGCAAAAGATTCAGTGTAGGTTTTTACCTCTTCTACTGACTTTCTTTCAGGTGATTTCTTAAATGATTCAAAATCTGTTTTTAATGAGTTAAACTCGGTCTTGAATTTTCCGTTCATAGAACCAACCAAATCAAGGAGGTTGTTTAATGATAATTTAATATCTTCAATGTCTTTAGAGAAATCAGCGTTCATCATTTCTGGTTTCATCATACCTTCAACATTTTCACGCTGAATAATTTTACCATCTAATACTTGTATTCTGATTTTGTTTTCATTTCCACTTGTATCTTTCAATACCACTTGGTGTTCGCCGTTTGGTGCTGGTACTTTACTACCATCATCCTTAACCAAAAATACATCTTCACCAACATCAAAAGTACTTGATTCAAGGAGTTGTCCTTGAGCGTCTCTTGCTTCGGTGTAGTCCATATCTCTACTTGCTTCCTGTTCTACCTCTGCGTCTGTTGATTTGTCTTCTGATACAATAGCGATGATGGTAGATTCAGTATCAACTGAAACAACCAAACCATCTCTTGTAGTATGACTACCTTCAGGTGCTGGTACAAGTGTGGATTCTTTAACTACATAAAGAGTTTGACCTACTTGAAAATCTTCTTCCATGTTGTTCGTAACCTCCGTGGCTCCGTCAACAAGAAAAGTAGATGTAAAGGTCTCTTTCTTAAATTGTAGTCCTAACATTTTGCGGATATTATTGATTGCTGTTGTTGCATCCATAATCTTTTTAATCTGTTATTTGTTTAATAATGTTTATGATTTCATCTAATAAATACTCATCAGTTTTTAAGCGTGAAAAGTTCATTAAGAAATTACCTTCTACGGAGAACCCTTTTACCCTGCCTGTCTTGATGTAGTTATTCCAGATGTTATCCCCTTCTGGTGTATCTAATACCTTAAATCCACCCATCCAAGTCCCATCAGGTATATCACTCCTGTTGAAACCTAATTGATATGCCTTATCTGATTCACCAGATACTAACCAACTTTCAACCATAACAACTGATTCTATTTTTTTATCAGTATGTTCATAGTTTGTTTGGTCTAATCTTTTTTCAATCATATAAAGGTTTTGTATTTTTTCTATAACCTGTGGGGTGAACCTAACAAAGTATTTCTCATTTGTATCTTCATCCAATCTTGGTATAAGAATATTCGGTATAATAAGTGGTGAATATACCATCCTTTTTTCATTATCAACAGAGAACTCCTGTTTGGACATATTCTGTTGTGATATGATATAAGCCACCTCACTCTTTCTTTTTGTTTCTGGTGAGTAATAACCATTATTCGGCAATTGTTTTGGTGGAATACCTGCTGTACCATCAGCCATGCCTTGGTCTGCTACAACATTTCCTTGTGCCAAATACCTTCTCCAAGCATGAACACAATTCGGTCCACCCTTGTATAACCACTTTGAGTATGGTTGTCTTTCATGTCCAAACTCTGTATTTGTATCCCTTAATAAATCTATTTCTAATCTACGGAAATATCTGTTCTCAATAGAACTACAGAAATCTCTATCGGGGAAACCAGATAGTATTCTTTCATACTTGAAATAGATTGTAGGTGTTTTGTGGTTTCTTCTTTTTATTTCGGCTTCTGTTGCTCCCCTCATAGAACCAACTACTGCTTCAAATTGTTCATAGTCAGTGTCCTTTAAGAACTTTAACAATTTAACAACCTCTTTTTCTTCTTCACTATAATGTGAGAACGCTTCAATATTTTCTTGTCCTACTGATAAGATATCCACATTATCAGCAATAACATCTAACATCTTTTCAGGGTGAACCTCACAACCCATATAAACAACATTTCCATCTTCATCTTCATGTGTATGGTGTCCTAAACAACCATGTTGTTCTTGTCCATAAAGTTCTGCTTCTTCAGGTGATGTAAACACTGGTTCTCCATCAATAAATCCTATCATTGTAAAACCTTGTCTTCT